GCCAGTGAGGGCGCCGTAGTCACCTTAGTCAGACTTCAGAATCCCCCCCGGAAACCCGCCGGGTTCCACGGGTTCGGTGGAACTTGTGCCGCCTCGCCTGGAGACGCCCCGGCCCTCGAACGTGACGGGCTCCTACGGCTCGGAGGCGGCGGGTTGGATCCGCCGCTACCTCCGTGACGAGCTCCGACCGTGGCAGAGGTACGCCCTCGAGCGGGCGCTCGAGCACCGCGCCGACGGATCTCTGCGGTGGCGAACGGTGATCCTCACCGTCTCCCGTCAGTCGGGGAAGAGCGTCCTCGCTCGCGGCCTCTGCGGGTGGCGGATGGGCGCCGCGGATCTCTTCGGTGAGCCGCAGGAGGTGCTCCACGTTGCGAACCTCCGCGGCACCGCCGCGCGTATCTGGAAGCCCGCCGCCGCGACGCTCGAGGACACCGCCGGGGCGGTCGTTCGCCGCTCGAACGGGCAGGAGGCCGTCGAGCTCACCGACGGCTCGGCGTGGCGGCTCGCCGCCTCGACGCTCGACGGCGGCGTGGGCTCCTCCGTCTCGCTCGCCTTCGTGGACGAGGCGTGGCGAGTCTCCCGCGACGTTGTGTACGGGTCGATTCAGCCGACGATGCTCGAGCGGAGCTCGCCGCAACTCGTCCTCGTCTCGACGGCGGGCGACGGCGGCTCGACGCTCCTCCTCGACGACCGCGAGGCGGCGCTCGCGGAGATGGCCGATCCCGACTCGGCCCGCATTCTGCTCCTCGAGTGGAGCGCACCGCCCGAGGCCTCCCCCGACGACCGCGCCGCGTGGCGGATGGCGTCGCCGCATTGGACGCCGCTCCGCCTCGAGGCCTTGGAGCACGCCTACTCGACGACGACTAACGAGGCCGACTGGCGCCGCCAGTACCTCAACCAATGGGTGCTCGCCGCGCGGTCTTGGATCGGGCCTGCTCAATGGGCGGCGGCGGCGGTGGCCGAGCTCGAGCTCCCCGCGGGCGGCGGCACCGTCGCCGTCAACGATCACGAAGGCGCCCCGGGCCCGTGCGGGTACGTCCTCGCCGTCCTCGACGGTGAGCGGGTGCTCGTCTCCGGGCGCCGCTTCCCGTCGCGGCGTGCGCTCTGGGAGGAGCTCGAGCGGCTCGCCCGTGCTCGTCGCGGCCTGACTCTTCTGTACCCGCCGTCGCTCCACCAGCACGTCGCGGCGCTCCGCGGCGTCACCGCCGTGAAGGTGGGCACCGCCGAGCAGCGGGCCGGGTACGGGCCGACCTTGGCCGCGGTCGTCGATGGGCGCCTGCAGCACGATGGCGACGACGAGCTCACCCGCCAGATCCTCACGGCCACGCCCGTGACGGTGCCCGACGTGGGGACGACGCTCTCCTCGCGGCGTTCGCCGGGGCCGATCTTCTTGGCCCGCGCCGCCGTCTGGGCCGTCGGCGCCGAGCTCCGTCCGTCTCAACGCCCGCGGGCGCTCGTCATCTCGGCCTAGCCCGTTCGGCCGATGGCGGCGGGCGGCGCCGTCTGCGACCGTGCTCGACCGTATGGGGCTTCGACTGCTACGCGGCGCCGCCGCTCGTCCGACACCGACGGCGGCGCCGCGTGCCCTGCGGGTTCCGGTGATCCGCTCCGGGACGGCGCTCGAGGTGGCCGAGCTCTCCTGGGTAGCGGAGGGGATCTCCCGCTCAACGGCTATGTCGATCCCGACGGTGGCCGCGTGCCGCAACCTCATCGTGGGGACGGTGATCCAACTCGGCCTGTACCGCTACCGCGGCGCCGAGCGGCTCGACCCGAGCCCGCTCCTCACCAAGCCCGACCCCTCGACGACGCTCCCCGCCACGCTCGGCGGCACCGTCGATGATCTCCTCTTCCGCGGGCGGGCCTACTGGCGAGTCCTCGAGCGTGACGCCGAAGGGTTCGCCTCCCGCGCCCGGTGGCACCCCGTCGATGACGTGACGCCGCAGACGAGTTCGACGGGCGGCGCCTACTCCACCGTCACCGGGTACGCCATCGCGGGCGTCCCCGGGATCGTCGCCCCGCCCGACGTGATCCGGTTCGACTCGTCGATCCCCGGGGTGCTCGACTGCGGCGGGCCGACTCTCGCCGCCGTGCTCGAGCTCGAGGCGGCGGCGCGGCGGCTCGCGGGCGTCGAGCTCCCCGCCGGGACGCTCACCAACGTGGGCTCCGAGCTCTCCGAGCAGGAGGGGCGGGAGATCGTGGCGAACTTCCAGGCCTCCCGCCGTGAGAACGGGATCGCGTTCCTCCAGGGCGTCGAGTACGCCCGCGAGGGGATCTCCGCGGAGGATCTCCAGCTAGTCGAGGCCCGCGCCAACGCCGCCACCGACGTAGCCCGCCTCTTCAACGTGCCCGTGGCGATGGTGTCGGCGTCCCCGTCGGGCGGCGCCTCCGCGCTCCTCTACTCGAACCTCTCGCAACAGCTAGCGGTGCTCGTCTCGAGCGCCGTCGCGCCGCACCTCCGCACCGTCGAGGCCACGCTCTCCGACGTGACGCCACGCGGCCAGTCGGTGGCCTTCGACGTACAGCGGTTCCTCCGCTCCGACCCGCAGGCCGCGGCCGAGTACGCCATCGCCCTGAAGGGTGCGGGGATCGTCACCGCCGAGGAGGCCCGCTCCATGCTCGGTATCCCGCCGAGCTCGTCCCCCGACCTCACCCCTGGGAGGGTCTAGATGCTCAACTTTGAGATGGAAGTCGCCCTCGCGGACACCGCCGAGCGGAAGATCGTCGGCGTGATCGTCCCCTACGGGGAGGTGGGCCGAATCGCGGGCGTGGACTACCGCTTTCTCCCGGGCTCGGTGAAGGCCGCTCGAGCTCGTACCCCGCTCCTCCTCGACCATGACCGCAAGAGCCCCGTGGGCGTGCTCGAGCGGCTCGAGGAGACGCCCACGGGGGCCACCGCCACGTTCAGGGTGGACAAGACGCCGCGAGGCGACGAGGCGCTCGCCACCGCCGCGTCGGGCTCCCGCGGCGCCCTCTCCGTCGGCGCCTCCGTCGAGGCCTCCGTCGAGAACGAGGGCGTGCTCGACGTGACGGCGGGCCTCGTTCACGAAGTCTCGCTCCTCCCGCTCGGCGCCTTCGCCGGGGCCGAGGTGACGAGCGTGGCCGCGGAGCTCGAGGAGACGCAGGAGACGCCCCCGCCGCCCCCGCCCGATCCCGCGCCGCCCGCGGAGCCCGAGCCCGAGCCCGAGCCCGCCCCCGACCCCACGCCGGCCACGCCGGCCACCCCACCCGAGGAGGCTCCTCCCATGACCGACGCATCCGCGGCGGCTCCCGTGATGATCGCGGGCCGCGATCACCCCGCCCGCGCCGAGCTCCAGGCGGGCGAGATGGTGAAGCTCATCATCCAGGCCCAACACGGCGACCCCGAGGCCCGCCGCTACCTCGAGGCGGCTCTAACGGAGTCGATCTCCACCGACGTGAGCGGGCTCCTCCCGCCGTCCTACGAGCGCACCGTGATCGGTGGCAAGCCCACCCCTCGGCCGCTCTACCAGATCTTCAAGTCGAGGCCGCTCCCCGGTGTCGGCCTCGCCGTCAACAAGCCGAAGTGGACGACCCGCCCCGACGGAGCGTGGGCCGCAGACGTGAACGCCGACGCCACCTCCAGCAAGGTCGTCATCGGGGCGCAGGCCGCGAACGTCGAGCGGTGGGACTGGGCCGGGGCCATCCCCTGGGTCGTCGTCCAACGCTCCGACCCGTCGATCATTGACGAGATCTACGGGGAGGCCGTCGAGGACTTCTACCTCGACGTGGAGACCAAGATCGCGGCCAAGCTCGCCGCCGCCGCCACCAATACCGCGGTGACCTTCGGCGCGGCCGTCGCGGCGTTCTTCACCGCCACCGGCCGCTCGCCCGAGGTGGCTATCGTCGCCCCCGACGTGTGGGGCAAGCTCGCAGACAGGAGCGCCCTCCAGGCGCCCGTCGCGGGCTCGAGCGTGAACGTGGAGGCCTTCGGGCTCGCCTCGACATGGGGCGGTATCCCCATCGTGGCGTCGGGCTCGCTCGCCGCGACGTTCGGCTACCTCGTCACCCGCCGCGCCGTGGACGCGCGGATCACCGACCCGGTGCGGCTCACGGCCAACGCCATCGGCGCCCTCAACGTCGAGCTCGCCGTCGTCGGGGAGGGGCTCTTCGACACCGACTACCCGGGCGAGATCATGGAGTTCGCCCCGACGATCCCGCTCGAGGCGGGGACGAGCTCCTCCAAGTCGAAGTAGATGCCCGCCGACTGGCTCACCGTCGAGGAGGTAGCGGCCTACCTCGACATTCCATCGGCCGCGGTGCCCGGTGACGACAACCTCGCCACCGCCACCGCGGCCGTGAAGGCCGCGGTGGAGCGGCGCCGCTCCGACCTCGATCTCGTCGAGGCAACAGGCGCCGCTCCCGCGGACGTTCACGCGGGCTCGATCATGTGGGCGGGCCTCGTCTACCAGTCGCGCAACGCCCCGTCTGGGTTCGCCGGGTACGGAGACGAGACGGTGCTCTTCGACTCGCTCGGCGCCCGCCGCGCCGAGGTGATGCGGCTCGTCGGGTGGCGCCGCCCGGTGGCGACGTGAGCACCGCCGTCGTCACCGCCGCGGTGCGGGCCATCGAGGCCACCCTCGCCGCCCTCGACGACGCCGGGATCACCGCCACCCGCGACCCCGGGGCGTTCTACCCGCAACCCGTCGGCGTGCTCGTCGGGCTCCCCGAGCTCGTCTCCCGCGGCGTCGGCCTGCGCACGTTCACCGTCCCCGTCCACGTCGTCTCCGGTGACCCGTTCAACGCCACCCCGCCCGTGGATCGCGCCTTCGCCCTCGCCGACGAGGTGGCGCTCGCCCTGCATACGGACACCTACCGCCCGTCGTCGTACCGCTCGAGCGTGAACGCGGAGCCCTTGCCCGCGATCACGCTCGACGTGACCGTATCCGTCCCCGAGCTCGAGGAGGCCTAGCCATGCCCCTGACTGACTCCCGCCTCGGCCCTGGCACCCTCAAGCTCGGCACCGCCGAGTACGGGCACCAGGCCGCGGCCGTCCGCCTCACCCCGTCCGTCAATTCCGAGGACGGCACCCCGACCCTCGCCGCCCCCGACCCCGCGCCGCTCACCACCGTGACGTGGGCGCTGAACCTCGACGCCATTCAGGACTGGGAGAACGCCACCGGCCTCGTCAACTACCTGATGGACAACGCCCTAGCGGAGCAGCCCTTCGAGTGGACGCCGCTCACCACCGACGGCACCAAGTACGCCGGGACGGTTCAGATCGTCCCGATTGAGATCGGCGGGGACGTGGCCGTTCAAGTCGTCACCTCCGTGGAGCTCCCCGTCGTCGGAGAGCCCACCCGCACCGACGGCGTAGGCCTCGAGGACGCCGCGTGAGCGTGAACCGGATCACGGGCAACGTCGAGTACCGCGACGGCTCCACCGTGGACTTCGAGACGGGCACCGCCACGCTCGCGGAGTGGGAGCTCTACGCCCTGCGGCACGGGTTCCCGCCGAAGGCCGACGAGGCGCCGCGCATGTTGATGATGCTCGTTATTGCCCACGCCGCCCTCGGCGTCGAGGAGGGATTCGAGACGTGGCGGCGTACCGTCGTCGAGCTCGAGGACACCACCGAGCTCAACGGGGCGGGCGCCGTCCCTCCTACCCCGCCGGTACCTACTCCCGGGCCATGATCGAGCTCGCCCTCGCCACCGGGTGGACGCCGACGGAGCTCCGCGCCCTCGACGAGCTCGAGCTCGCCACCCTCATTGACGTGCTCGAGCACCGGGGGCGGCGTGGCTAGGACGACGGGCGGGCTCTCCGTCGAGGTGGACGGCCTGATGGAGACGCTGCAGGCCACCCGCGAGCTCGAGCGTGAGCTCCGCTCCCACGCCAACGCCGAGCTCCGCGAGGCGGCGAAGGCCTCCGCGCGGGAGCTCGCCGCCATGCTCGTCTTGTCGGCCCGCTCGAGCGGTGTCCCCGTCGCCTCGAGGGTGGCCCGCTCCATCCGCGTGAAGAGCGACCGTATCCCCGTCGTCTCCATCGGCGGCGCCACCCGCGTCGGAGCCCGCAAGGCGCCCGCCGGGGCGCTCGTCTGGGGCTCGGAGCAGGGGCCGAAGAGCTCCCCCAATCGGTTCGGGGTGGCGCCGAGCTCGAGCGGCTACTGGATCGCCCCGGCCGTCGCGCGGTTCGCCTCGAGCGAGGCTCTCGTCGTCTACCGCCGCGCCGTCGCCCACGTCCTCCGTCGCTACAAGCTCATCTAGTGCCCGGGCCTGGGAACATCCTTATCAAGATCGGCGCCGAGGCCGGGGGCGCGATCTCCGAGCTCACGAAGGTGAACCGCGCCCTCGGTGACACTCAGAGCACCTCGGAGAAGATGGGCGCGGGCCTCAAGAAAGCCGCCCTGCCCGCGGCGGCGGCGCTCGGCGCCCTCGGCTTCGCCGCCGTCGGCGCCACGAAGGCCGCGGCCGAGGACGCCGCCGCGCAGGAGCACCTCGCGGGCGTGATGAAGCGAACCACCGGGGCCACCGACAAGCAAGTGAAGGCGACGGAGGACTGGATCTCCAAGGTGAGCCGCCAGACGGGCGTCGCGGACGACGAGCTCCGGCCCGCCCTGGAGAAGCTCGTCACCGCCACCGGGGACGTGGGCAAGTCCCAGAAGTTGATGCAGTCGGCGCTCGACATCTCCGCGGCGTCCGGGAAAGACGTAGAGACGGTGACGACCGCGATGGCGAAGGGCTACCAAGGGCAGACGGCGGCGCTCGCCAAGCTCGTCCCCGGGCTCTCCGAGGCCTCGAGGAGCTCCAAGGACTTCTCGACGATCATGGGCGAGCTCCAAGACAAGACCGGCGGCGCGATGGCCGACTCAGCGGCCACCGCGAGCGGCCAGTTCAAGATCTTCAACAACCAAGTCGGTGAGCTCCAAGAGTCGCTCGGCGCCGCCCTCCTCCCCGTCCTCCAGGAGCTCGCCCCGGTGCTCGTCAGGATCGCGGACTTCGCCTCCAAGAACACGACCGCGATCAAGATTCTGGTGGCCGTCGTCGGCACCCTCGCCGCCGGGATCATCGCCGCCAACGCCGCGATGAAGGCCTACGCCGCCGCCTCCGCGATCGTGAAGGCCGCGACGGCCGCGTGGACGGCCGCTCAATGGCTCCTCAACGCCGCCCTGACGGCGAACCCGGTAGGCCTCGTCATCGCCGCCGTCGTCGCCCTCGGCGCCGCCCTCGTCGTCGCCTACAAGAAGAGCGAGACGTTCCGCGCCATCGTCCAGGGCGCCTTCGCCGCCGTGAAGGCCGCGGCGGGCGCCGTCGCCGGGGCGTTCCGCTCGCTCCTCGACGCCGCGAGCTCGGCGTTCGACTGGATCATCTCCCATTGGAAGCTCGGCCTCTTCGCCTTCGGCCCGATAGGCGCCGCCGTCTACCTCATCCTCCAGAACTTCGACCGCCTCAAGGCCGCGGCGAGCGCCGCCCTCGACGCCATCACCGGGGCGCTCAACCGCGTGAAGGGCGCCATAGACGCCCTCATCGACGCGGTACAGAAGCTCATCGGGTGGTTGGGCAAGATCCACGTCCCGCATATCGACTTTCCCGGGTTCGGCCGCGCCGCGCCGCCCGCCGCCGCCGGGTACGGCCGCGCCGCCGTCGCGGGCTCGAGCTCGAGCTCCGGTGTCACCGTCAACGTGTTCGGCGCCGTCGATCCCGAGGGGACGGCCCGCGCCATCTCGAAGTACCTCGACACCCGCACCCGCCGATCCGGCTACCAGTACCGCACTAGGACGTACTAGTGCTCGCCGTCTCGTCTGTCTCCATCGACGGGGTGGCGCTCCCGCTCGACAACGTGGCCGCGGATATCACGATCCGCCACGGCCGCGGCTCCTACTACGACGCGACGACGCCCTCCACGGCCCAAGTGACGTTGGTGGGCGTCACCCGCGCCTTCGTTCAGGCGATCTCGCTCTCGAGGCCGCTCGTAATCAAGTACCGCGTGGACGGCGGGCCAGAGAAACCGCGGTTTACGGGGAGGACGACGGACGCCGCCGTGGACGGTGACCAAGTGACGTTGATCGCCGTCGGCCGTCTCTCCACGCTCGACAGCTACACCGTCGGCACCGCCGCCTATGTCGCGCAGGGGCTCCGCGGGCGGGTATCGACGGTGTTCAACGAGGCGGGCCTCCTGGCGTACCTCGACTATCCGCTCGCAGGGCTCGCACCGAACCTCAACCCGCGGGCCGTCGCCCCGGTGTCTCTCGCGGAGTACCTCGACGGGCTCCTCGCCATCGGGCAGGCGCAGGCCACCGACGCCCCAGACGGCACGATCCGGTTCGACGCCGGGAAGAGCCGCGACGCCAACTCTCCGACCGTGATCCCGGGCTCCGACGTGGAGTACGTCCCGGGGTGGGCGAAGGTGCTCCCGGGCGCCAACAAGGCCGTGATCGGGTACGGCACCGCGAGCCCGCAGGCCACGTCGACGGTGGCCGATCCCGCCGCCGCCACCCTCTACGGGGAGCGGCTCTTCCAGGCGAACCCGTCGGAGATCTCGAACAAGAGCGACGCCGACATACTCGCCCAGTCGGTCGTCTCCCAACAGAAAGACCCGCGGTGGACGACTCCCGGGTTGACGCTCCTCCACGGCTACGAGCTCCGCGTCGGGCAGGCATTGAAGATCTCCGGGCTCCCCGCGCCCGCCCCGTACTCGGTGTGGACGGCCTTCGTGGAGGGATGGCAGGACACGATCTCGAGCGACGGCGAGCACGTGACGTGGCGGATGGACGTGGCGCTCTCCGACACCGGGCTATCCGGTGAGGTGGCGCACGTCGTCTGGAGCGACCTTCCGGCCACCGATCATTGGGACACGATCAACCCGACGGTGACGTGGGCCAACGCCGACAATCTCCGACCGTGAGGTGAACTGATGGGAGCGACCCCGATCCACGCCCTGCCCTACCCGACGCCGAGCGACCCCGTGAACCAGGGCGCCCTGAACTTCAACCAGCTAGCCACCGCGCTCGACGGCAAGCTCCCGCCCAAGGGCGGCGCCTCCGGGCTCTTTCTCGCTAAGTCGAGCTCGAGCGACTACGCCTACGCCTGGGTTCCGCTCGGCGGCGGGCTCGTCCCCGCCGGGGGCGCCGCAGGCCAAGTGCTCACCAAGACCTCGAGCACCGACTACGCCTCGAGTTGGCAGACACCGACCGGGGGCGGCGGCGGCGGCACACAGGGCGCCGAGCTCGACTACAAGGAATTCACCGCCAACGTCTCCTGCCCGAACACCACCGAGGCGGCGTCCACGTCCATCGTGACGAGCTCCTCCGTCGTCTACGACGGCGCCACGAAGGTACTCCTGACGTTCTTCGCCCCGGCCTACCAATCGACCGCGACGGGCGCGAGCGGCGGCACGTTCCTCGTCCTCTGGGATAACACCGCGGGCGTCTCGCTCGGCCTGCTCGCGGCCGACAAGCCATCGGCCACCAACGCCGATCAGTTCGTCCCCGTATGCGCTCGGATCCTCACGCCCGCCGCCGGGGCGCGCGTCTACTCGGTACGCGGCTACGGCCAGTCGGCCTCCATGCTCACGATCATGGCCGACGTGGGCGGCGTCGGTAAGCGGGTGCCCGGGTTCCTCCGCATCACGAAGGTCTAGGTGGAGGACGCCCTACGAGCTCTCGTCGGGGCGCTCCTCATCGCGGTGTTCGCGCTCGCCCGGGTGGTTTGGCGGCTCTCCGAGCGGGTGGCCCGCGTAGAGGGGCGCCTCAACGGGAAGGAGCCGCCGCGGCGGTGACGAATCCTCGGCCCGTGCCCCAGACGTGCCTCGAGTGTGGATCGGGCGCCTTCGCCGTCGCCCGCTACCCCGACGGGCGGTGGCGCCTCGCCTGCCTCTCCTGCGGCGCCCGCGCGATGCTCGAGGACGAGCTCGAGCAGGGGGGGGGGCAGAGTCTCGAGCGTGACCTCGAGGAGCGGCGCCTCGGCTACGCCCTCGAGCGGCTACGCCGCGCCTTCGAGGCGCGGCGGTGAGCGGCGCGAGCTCAGACCCGCGCCGCCGTCTCCTCGAGGAGCTCCGTCGCGTCCTCGCCCGCCACGCTCGCCGCGTCCGCGAACGTGCAGACGGCACGCTCGGCGGCGGGAGCTCCGCGCCGCGGCGTCTTGGTGACGACGACGCTCGTAAGAGCGACCCGCAGTAGCGAGCGGCGCTCGGCGGCGTCGTACTCGCCGTCGGCCGCGAGGACTTGTCGCAGGGTGCCGCGGACGATCTCGAGCTCGGAGGCCTCGCCCGCGGTGGCGAGCTCCGCGCGGCGCCGCTCGACGAGCGCCGCCCGCGCCTTCCGGCCTGCGGCGTAGGCCTCGGCGCCGATCTCGAGCTCGAGCTCCACGTCGGCCTCGTAGGCGACGGCGGCACGCTCGGCCTGCTCTAGACGATGCTCGAGGACGACGCGATCCGCGCGGGCGCCGAGCTCGAGCTCGAGCTCCACCGTCACGTCGGCCACCGGGCCTGCCCACGCGATCACCTCGTCGAGCACGAAGGCGTCGAGCTCGGCCTCGCGGATGATCGCCCGCGTCTCACAATGCTTCGAGTTGGACGGGCAGCGGTAGCGGCGCCCGTCCCCGGGCCTCGAGCCCGCCGCCCTGACGAGGCCGCGCCCGCACCCGCCGCACCGCGCGATGCCCGCGAGGAGCGACTGGGCGAGCCCCGAGTTCTGCGGGCCGAGCTTGCCGCGCTCCTCGTTCACGGCCTGGACGGCGGCGAAGAGCTCCTCCGTCACGATGGCCGGGTGGGCGCCGATCTTCTCGAGGCGGGTGGCGGCGGTACGCCCGTACTCGACGACCCCGACATAGGAGCGGTTCGCCAGCATGGCCCGCACCGTCGCGCGGCTCGAGCGGCGCCCCGTCCCCGCCTCGAAGAGCTCGAGCACCTCCGCGAGAGACGCCCCGGCGGCGCGGCGCTCGAAGAGCTCGACGACGAGCTCCCGCTCCCACGCGGCGCCGAGCTCGAGCGGCTCGCTCTTCCGCGGGCGGTCGTACCCGAAGGGGACGTGGGCCTTCACGGCCACGCCCTTATCGACCGCGTTGGCCTTCGCCGTGATGAAGCCCTCCGCGGCACGCTCCCATTCCATCCGCGCCGCCGCGAGGAACACCTCGCGGGCGAAACGCCCCTCGGCCGTCGAGGTGTCGAGGCTCTCCGACGCCGCCCGCACCTCGCCGCCCGCGGCCTCGATCCGCTCGAAGAGCTCGAGCCGAGCCCGCGGCGCCATCCGCGTCAAACGGTTCAGACGGACGACGTAGAGGCCCGCAAACTCGCCCGCCTCGATCCGCTCGAGGATGCTCTCGAGGATCGGCCGCTTGGCCTTCGAGCCGCTCACGTCGAGCTCGGCCTCGAACATCACCACCGTCTCGCCGTCACGCTCGGCCGCGGCGTGGATCGCCTTCGCCGCGAGCTCCGGGGAGCGCAGGAGCTCCTCGTCACGGGCGCCGATCCGGCTAACCCGGTGGTATCCCGCGAATGGGAGCCTGCTCGCCTGCCTTGCCATCCGTCCGTTCTTCGTTGTAGTCTCGCCGTTCGCCATTCTGGCATCTCCAGTCCTGAAGGGGTGTATGTGTCGGCCTCCAGAATAGCAACGCTACAGATACGCCCCAAGGTGCGGGATGGCAGATAGACGGGCTCGGCTCGTCGCCGCGTCCTCCGGGGACGCCGAGCACGCCGCCCGCGTCGAGGCCATCCTCCCGCCGTCCGTCGAGGACGGAGGCGTGGGGTTCCCACGGGAGCCCCTCGAGCCCGAGCTCGCCGTCGTCGCGTGGCGAGCTCGAGCTCACGCCGAGTACGAGCTCCGTCTAGCGGCCGAGCGGCGCCTCGAGCGAGCCCGCGCCCGCCACGGGCGCGAGACGGCGGTGATCTTCGTGCTCGTCCTCTTCGGCCTCTGGGCCGTGCTCGCCATCTCCGTCGTCGCCGTCTACGCCGCCCTACGGGCTCTCGTCGGATGAGCGATCTCGTCCGTGAGCTCGTCTCGAGCCCTCTACGGGGCGAGGCCTGATGCCCGGGTATGACTCAGCGTTGAGGCGTCGCGGGCGCCGTAGTGGCCGCGAGAGAGGCTGTTGGACGTACATCCCCGCCGAGGAGCTCTCTAGAGTCGGGATCGACCCGACTGGCCCGCCACCCCTCTATCGCACGGCGGCGCGGCAGGGGGGCCGTACCGTCATCGTGACGCTGTACGCCTCCGAGGAGCTCCTCGAGGACGAGCGGCGGTGAGCGGGCCTTCGTTCGACTATCAGCACGCCTACCCGGGCGGGCCCGCGGTGGGAGCTCCCGGGTTCCCCCGCCCGCTCCACTACCCGGGGAACACCTCCGGGTATCCGGCCTCCATCCCCGGGGACGACGTGATGGCCTGGAAGCGCATAGCGTCGGCGCTCGGCCGTTGGCTCCCCTGGGATCCGCCCTCCTGGGACTACGCCTACAACAAGAACTTTGCGACGGGCAAGCCCGGGGGCAACGTCGGCGTGAGCGGGATCCTCGGCATTCAACGCCAACAGCCCGAGCTCGGAGAGACGGGCTTCGTGGGCGAGGCCTTCTATCACTTCGCCCTCTGCGCTCGGATCCCGGAAGGCCTGCCCAACGCGGGCCGCGCGGCGTGCGATACGACCTCGCTCAACCTCTTGGCCGCGGCTCGGCAACGGTTCGGCGGCGTCGATCCGCGCCCGCCCGAGCACCCGCTCCGCGAGCTCGCCCTCCACCTCGCCGCGGGCGAGGTTGGCTACGTCGAGGGGCCGAACAACGACACCCCGTATGGCCGCTGGTACGGCGTCAACAATCAGCCTTGGTGCGCGATCTTCTGCTCTTGGGCCTACGAGACGGCGGGCGGCTCGCCCTCGTTCGTGAAGGGCTCCCGCTACGCCTACTGCCCGTACATCTACTCGGACGCCGCGGCGTGCCGCTACGGGCTCTCGCTCACCTCCTCGCCCGTCCCGGGCGATCTCGTCCTCTACAACTGGGACGACACCGGGGGCGAGTTCGATCACGTCGGGCTCTTCGAGGACGGCTCCTCGAGCTCTTGGCAGGCCATCGAGGGGAACACCTCACCGAGTAACAGCGGCTCCCAGTCGAACGGCGGCGGCGTGTACCGCCGCTCCCGCCACCGCTCCGACACCGCGCGGGTGGCCTTCGTGCGGGTGGCCGAACCGTGATCGCCGGGTACGCCGAGGGGACGGGGCCGCTCACGCCCGCGATGCGGGCGGCGCTCGAGCTCAAGGCGCAGGGGCGCACCGTCCCGGAGATCGCCCGCGAGCTCGACCGCTCCCACGGCACCGTGCGCACCGAGCTCCGCGCCGCCTACGTTCGCCTCGGCGCCCGCAACGACTGCGAGGCCGTCGCCGTGGCTATCCGCTCCGGTGAGCTCCGGTGAACGAGGAGCTCGAGGACGAGCTCGAGCGGCTCCGTCTACGCCGTGACGTGAACGGGTACCTCGACGAGCTCGACATACGCTCGCCCGCGATCCGCTCGGAGATGCTCGACGAGCCCGAGCGTGCGCTCCGCATCCTCGACACCGCGAGCTCGGCGCCGCGTATCCGTAACCGTGCCGCGTTCGCCATCGCGCGGTGGCGTGACCGTGACCGCCGCTCGGCCGAGCCCGCCGTCCTCGAGATCACGGAGGACGAGGAGCTCGTCCCGCCCACGCTCGACGTGCTCGAGCTCCAATGGTCGCAGGAGCCATCCTTCGTCGGCGGGCTCGTCCTCAAGTTGATGGCCGCGGCCATCGCCCGGGCCGGAGGCTTCGAGGAGCTCCGGGCCTCGTTCGACGAGCGCCGAGTCTCGTACTAGCCACCGTCGGCGCCCCACGGGCGTCGAAGCTCCGGGCCTGCGTTGCGTCGGCTGTACGCGGAGGTGGCAGGTGCGCTTCTGCTAGGCGGCGACCGAGGCGCCCACGGCGCCCGCGCCCGCGGTGACGGCGAAACGAGTCAGGGTGGGTTTGCCCGGGAGTCGTCCCTCGAGGCCCAAGGCTCTGCCCTTGGGCCTCTCGCTCCTCCGAGCCCTCGGCAGAGCTCCCCCGTTCGCGGGCCTGCGTTACGCATCCGTGCATACCACTACCCTTGCGGGATGGCGGTTCAGCGTCGGGTTCGGGCGGGAGCGTGGCAAGCGCACGTTGCCCGTCTGATGCCCGAGCTCCGGGCAAGGGCAGACGATATGTGCGAGCTCTGCGGTAGGCCTATCGCGTTCGACGCCCCGGCCCGCTCGAGGGGCTCCCCGTCGGTGGATCACGTCGTCCCGCTCCATGCCGGGGGCTCCGAGCTCCCGCCGCTCGAAGAGCTCCGTCTCGTTCACTACGGGTGCAACGCCGCCCGCGGCAACCGCACTCGGCGCCGCGCCCGCCTCGCCCCGCCCGCCGCCCCGGCCGTCGAGCTCGGCGTCGAGCTCGACGCGCGGGCAGTCGCCTACATTCCTCACCGCCGAGTGAATCGCCGCGCCGAGCTCGAGCATCCGTCGCTCTTCGAGCTCGACCGCTCGAGCTCGAGCTCGAGCTCGCCGCGATCTTTCAGCGATGAAGTGAC